CACCAGAAAAATCAGATGTAAAAGCAAAAGCCAATTTGGCAATACCTTACTACCAAGACAATTTTAGCCCATTTCAATCTTTTGGTATTAACCGCAGCGATGCCATGCAAGTACCAGCTGTAGCCAGAGCCAGAAACATAATCTGTGGAACTATTGGCGAACTGGGATTACATTCTTACAATGAAATTACAGGTGCAAGGATTGAGGGCCGCCCACTACTTAAACAGCCTGATCCAGCCTTGCCACGCATCATCACAATGTGTTGGACCGTTGAAGATTTGTTGTTCAAGGGCCATGCATTCTGGCTTGTCTTGGAAGTTAGCCCAGAGGATGGCAGACCGATTGCATGTCGGCGCATTGATCCAACCCGGGTAACTTTCACAACTGACTTACAAACTGATGAGATTCTAAATGGCTTTTACTTAGACGGTAATTTATTACCTGCCAATGGCGTTGGCTCATTGATTATGTTTAGTGGTGTAGATGAGGGCTTACTCAATCGTGGTGGCCGAACCATTAGAACTGCATTAGAACTTGAAATGGCAGTAAGCCGAATGGCTGCCGAACCTAATCCAACAATGGTAATCAAGAATACTGGCGTGGATCTACCGCCAGAGCAGGTTTCAAGTTTGTTGGCTCAATGGAAACTAGCCAGACAACAACGCTCAACCGCTTATTTGTCAGGCCCTTTGGATGTAACCACATTTGGCTATGATGCCGGACAAATGCAACTTACTGAATCACGCTTGAATACAGCTGCAGAAATTGCGCGACTATGTAACATCCCGGCATGGTACATCAACGCCGAAAGCGCCAGCGCTACTTACTCAAATGTTTCGCAGGAAAGGCGCAGTTTGGTGGATTTCAGTTTGAAGCCTTACATGGCCTGTATATCCGAGAGATTGTCGATGAACGATTTGACTCCTCGTGGATCGGTTGTGAAGTTTGATCTAGACGATTACTTGCGTGGTAATCCACTAGAGCAAATTGAAGTCCTAGAAAGAATGATTGCCGCTGGAATTATCAGCGTTGATGAAGCGCGTGAGGAAATGGAATTAGCCCCGAGAGGAAATGAAGCAAATGCAACTTAGTTTTGAGGGTCAAGTATTGGCCGCATCAGTTGAGACCAGAACCATCAGAGGTTTGGTAGTGCCGTTTGGCAAAAGCGGAAATACATCAGCAGGCCCAGTGCGCTTTGAGTTTGGCGCATTTGGCGACATTGACCCAAGTGAAATTGTGTTAAACATGGAACATGACCGCACACGCCCATTGGGTCGCGGCATCGGAGATTCTTTAGAAGTAAGCCCAGCAGGCATTTCAATGGCATTCAAGATTGCACCTACTGGCGCTGGCAATGATGCACTTGTAGAAGCATCAGAGGGATTGCGCCCGGCATTTAGCATTGAAGCCAATGTCAATGAGTACACCATCGAAAAGGGTGTCATGGTCGTATCATCTGCAAAGCTCGAAGCCGTTGCACATGTAACTAACCCAGCATTCAAGGATGCACAGATTTCTCAGGTCGCAGCTTGCGATCCTGAGGACCAAACCACCGAAGCAGAAACCCCTGCCGAGGATGAACCACAGGAGACAACAGTGGACGAAGTAACAACACCAGTTGCAGATGAAGTAACAGCAGCCGCTGTTGTTCAGGCTGCTGCACCAGTGGCTTACACCAAGCCGCGCTCACCAATCAAGACCCAAGCACATTTCCTAGAGCATTCAATCAAGGCTCAACGCGGAAGTCACGAAAGTGCCGAATGGATTGCACACGCAAAGGCAGAGGATGCAAAGCATGTAACTGCTGCAGATGACTCCTTTACGACCAATCCTGCTTTCAAACCGATCCAATATGTATCACAGGTAGTAGATAACCAGATCGGCGCTCGTGGCGCGATTGATGCAATCGGTACACGCGCATTACCAAACGCTGGTATGACCGTATCCATTCCAAAGATCACCACATCAGGTAGCGTTGCAGAAACAGCCGAAGGTGCTGGACCATCTGAGACTGGCATTGTGTCTGCTTATGTAGATGCGACTGTAAAGGCTTACAAGGGATTACAGCGTTATTCTGTAGAACTTTTTGACCGCGCAGATCCAAGCTTCTACGCAGCCATGTTGGACAACATGCGCCGCGTTTACGCTCAGGCAACCGAAGCTGCAGTTATTGCAGAATTGACTGCTGGTGGAACACAGGCAACTGCAACCGCTGCAGATGTAGATGGCATTGTGTCTTTCGTTAAGACCGAAACACCAGCCGCTTACCTTGCAACTGGCGAATTGGCTACACGCTACATTGCTGGCACATCCCAATGGGGTCTGCTAATTGGCGCACAGGATTCATCCAAGCGACCAATCTTTAGTGCATCACAGCCACAGAACGCTGCTGGCGCAGTTGGTACACAGTCACTACGCGGAAATGTTATGGGTCTTGATCTGTATGTATCCAACAAGGCTGTTTCAACCAACATTGATGAATCAGCATTCATTGTTGTTCCATCATCCGTTGCAATCTACGAAAGCCCAGTACTGCAACTATCAACAAATGTCGTAACTACTGGTGAGATTGAAACAATGCTTTATGGCTACATGGCTGTAAAGACAATCACTGCCGGTGGCGTTCGCCGCTTTAACCTGACCTAGTCAGAGTTAGTCAGAAGTGTGGGGGATGCGGCCCTGTGTCCCCCACACACTTCATTAGATAAGGATTTGAGATGGCACTAATTACTATTAGCGAGCTAAAAGCCGTACTTGGTATTGGTGACATCTATGCAGATTCAGTTGTGCAGGAAGTAGCCGATGCAGCTGAAAACATTCTTTTGTCTTTACTTACGAAAAACCAATGGGGCGTTGTCGCTCATCAGCGTACAAACTTGGTAAACACAATCACGACAGATCGCCCACATGATGTTTATGTTGGCCAGTCAGTAGTTATCGCTAACAGTGGCACGAATTTTAATGGAACTAAAACCATTACAGAAGTTACCGAATACACAATGTCATTTGCTGGCACAGGTTCGGATTACCCAAAGCATGGTGTGATTCCTTACGGAACAGTAAGCGCCACGCAGTACATTGACTACGACACGATCCCAGAAGTACATGAGGCATGTCTTGCAATCGCATCAGACATTTGGATCACACGCACTGGCACACTTGGCCAGCAGGGTGTGGACTTCCAAAGCCCAGCGCCATACCGATTAGGTCGATCCCTATTCACCCGAGTATCAGGATTACTTGGCAAGTGGATGGACACTAGGGGCATGGTCGGATAATGGGAAACCTTGCCACCTACCGAACTGATCTAGCCACAACTCTTGCAGCTGCCGGGCGAGTAGTTTACTCATACCCAAAAGAGAACATCACACCATCAGCCATCGTGCTTGTGCCGGGATCGCCTTACATCACAGTTGGCGCAATTGGTGGCGCTCGTTGCCATGTGCGCTTTGACATTACTTGCATAGTTAATGCAGCTGACAACCAAGCCGCACTGGCTAACCTAGAAACTTTAATCTTTAGTGTCACAGACCTACTCGCCAATAACATCTCATTTCTTGGTGGATGGTCACAACCCACAGTCCAGCAGATCGGAAACGCCGACATGCTAATCAGCCAACTCAGCATAGAGATGGTCACAACCAACTAGAAAGGCAAGTCATGCCAGCAACATACATAACTGGTCGGAATCTGACTTTGAGCATCAACTCTGTGTCATACGCTGACCAAGCATCAACAGTTACACTAGAGCGCGAAAACAACCAGCAGGTTCTAGAAGTCCTATCGGGTCGCGCTTACAAGACCGTAGATAAGACAGCCACACTAAATGTGGAACTTTACTTAGATGATTCAGCAAGTGCAGGAATTATCTCAGCACTATGGGATGCCGCTAACACTGCACCAGATACCTCACTGGCATTTAGTTTTGATGTCAATGGTGACACTTTCACTGGGAATGTGTTCCCGGTATTCCCAACAGTCGGCGGCGCTGCTACCGATGTATTGACCACATCCCTCAGCTTTGTTGTTGAGGATGGAACAGTCGCAAGAGCCTAACGAAAAGGAACAGGGCAACCATTATGGAATACAAAGTAATAACACAACAGGGCAATAACTACATAGTGAGCGATGACAATGCTTGGCTGTGGGTCGAGATCGAGCGTGAACTCGGATACACAGTAAGTCAAGCGGCAGAAAAGATGGGTCAAGGATCACTTGATGTGATTACTTGCATGCTTTACAAAGCCGCAAAGACTGCTGGGCATACCAAACTGCCAAGCCAGCAAGCATGGGTTGTTAATGAGTTTGACTCTTTCGAGGTGATAGAGGAAAGCCCAAAAGACAGCTGAGGGATCTTATGGTCAGGATCGCCGTATCAACGGGAATCCCGATGGCAGATCTCAAGCAGTGGTCGCTCGCAGACATTAACACAGCAGTCACGCTGATCTCAGAAAGGAATGGACATGGCAACTAGTAAAGCGACAGTCAAGATCGAACCAGATCGCCGCCAGTTGAGCAGTCTTTATAAAGCCTTTCGAGAGATGGATGATGGATCAAAGCAAGCACTTAAAGATGAAGTAACATCTATCAGCGCATGGTCAGCAACGGAATTGCAAAACAGTTACACCATGAACCCGTACCCGGCACAGGCTCGAAAGGTCGCAGCTACAATCCGAGCCAATAAAGACCGTATTCCAAATGTAACCATCGGTGGCAGTAAAGGCCGTTTTAGTGGTGGGGCAGTATCAGGTAATGTTTTATTTGGATCTGAGTTTGGTGGGCCAGCGCCTTTTGCTAATGGCGGCACTCGCTTTCCAGAGCGATCAGCGCCCGAGGGTAGGGGCAACATTGGGTATGGCATATTTAAGAAACTTAAAGAGATCCAGCCGCGCTTGTCAGCCGAATGGAAAGATGCAGTCAAGCGACATGTAATCAAGAAATGGGATGAAAACTAATGGCTGATGTAAGGACTCTTAAACTCAATTTACTTGCCGATGTAGATCAGTTTGGCAAGAGCCTAAGTAAAGCTGAGGGCAACACCAAGTCATTCTCAGGCAAAATGAAAGGCTAC